AGATGCTTTAGAATCTTGAGCAATCAAATCGATAATATCGGGCATGAAAATTCATATAGTAATATAATTTTATTTATATCTCAGCCAATTTAGTATCTTTATTTAACTGATCGTTAGTAATTGCTGCTGCAGCTGCGTCTTCTGGACCACCACCCATTGCCATTACATCTTCTTCAGTTCCAGGTGGTAATGGTTCACCTGTAATTGGGTCAATAGCATCTGGATCTGGAATAATTCCTGCTTTTATTTCCTTTTCAATTTGCTTATCAAGTTCTTCCATTTCTGCATCAGATTGTCTAAGAACTTTTCTACGAACCCACTCATTAGAATAATACTTACCAATGTAAGGTTCTATTGTTGCAAGAGTTCCTAACCTCTCATTCATTAATTCACTTTCTTTTAATTCTGCAAATTGATTATCATATACAAAATCATATTGAATGTGATCGTTAAGTTGATCCCAATCTTCTGGTGTTATAACATTCTTCAGAATCAATTGAGTTCTGAGCATATCATTAAACATATGTGCAAAACGCTTTCTTAAACGTCCTACAAATTTAGAAAACTTAAGTTCATCTCTTAAAATTTCTGATGAACGTCCTAAATTAAAACCACCATCATTAGCAATTCTAGATTCAGGAACACTAAGTGCTCTATAAAGTTTCTTCTGGAAATACTCAATATCAGAAAGTTCTCCAAGATTTTGTCCACCTGGAAGTGTTGTAATTTCTGTTCCTCTACCACCTTCTCTTCTAGGTAACCAGAAATCTTCCATCATAGACATGAACTTACGATCATCTCTAACTTCACCAGTGTTAGCATCATATACTAACTTGTTACGATAACGCATCATAACATCACGAAGATATTGTTCTGCTTTTACCTTTGGAAGATTACCAACATCAATATAGAAAATTCTTCTTTCTGGTGCTCTTGATAATCTATAAATTACAAGACTATCCTCAATCATTCTTAATTGATTAAGTGCCTTGATTGCTTTATGGAGATATGATAAACAAGTTCCTTTATTTCTATCAAATAAACCAGAGGTTACATAAGTAATTGAATCTTTTGCAATTTTAATTGTAGATTTATTACCACCTGCTGCACCACCAGCCATAGGTCCTGATGGATAATTTGGTTTAGGAGTATAAACATAATACTCTTCAATCTCTGGATATAAATCTCTTTCATTACCTTTAAAGGTATTTTGAAGATCTACTCCACCTAAATTCTTATTTTTTCTTTTCTCTTGACGAACAAACTTCATCTTCATTGGATCAATATATCTGATCTCTTGAATTCCGTCTTGAGGTTTTTTAGTATCAATAACTTTCAAATAATATAATCTTCCATCTACATACCAATTTCTAAAAATTTCATGGGACTTTTTATCAAAGTCCATCATTTCTTTGATACCTTTAAATTCTGTTCTAATAGAATCTTTTACTTTATCACTTGCATTTACATTAGATAATTCTATTTCTACAGGAGAATCATATAAATCGCTAACAATTGCTTCATTAACAACATCTTCAATAGCAGCATCTGCTTCTGGGTGCAGTGCCATTTCTCTATATCGACGAATTAAATCATATTCATTCTTATAAACACCTTCAATATCTACATATTGTCCATAAAATCCTGATTGAATATAATAATCAACCCCGTCCTCATTAGATTTGGGAACGGGGGATACTACAGAAGGAGATTTATCCTGGCTGTCGTCAATAGAGAATCCAAAAAGTTTTGCCATTGTATAATTTTTGCCTACTTTTCTATTATAGCACTATTTAGCTAATATCTTCACCACCTGAATTTGCACCTACACCTCTAAGTGCTTCCCACCACTGAACCTGCATTTCTACAGTAAATTCTTCAATAGCATCAACAGTCTCATATGAGAGATCTATTTGACTAATATTGGTTGGGAATACATCATGAAACTTATAAGTTCTAAGTGTAGATCCATCACGGTCTAACTGATGAACATATGCATCTGGTTGATAAACTGCTGGATTTTGTTCTCCAGTAGCATCAGACATTTTGTTAATAAGATTCATCCACTTCTCAAACGCTGAACGAATTGAGAAATCTACATCTTGAAGTACAGTAATAGTCCATGTATCGAATGTTCTATCACCTGCTATCTTAAGAATCCTACCTCTAAAATTAACATCAATTGGTGTAATATTTGATGCTGGAAGAGCTGCTGCCTTCACTAAGAATCTTGATCTTTCCTTAACATCATTATCAATTGCAATTACTTCTGGAAAAGCAATTTCTACTTCAAATAGATTCGGTCTAGCACCACCACCTGCCAGTTTACTTTTGAATCCACTAATTGTTCTTAATGGTGGCTTATTAAATTGGGTTGCCATTTTACTTTATTCCTCTAGTTGAATTAGACAGTACCGATTACTTCCTCAAAGCTGATACCAGTTCTGGTAGCAACGAATGTAAGACCAATGAAGTTAATTGATCTAGCAGGTTTAATAAAGATGTCTGCTACAAACTCATTGTTATCTATAACAGCACCAGTGTTATTTGTTTCATCACAAACAACTCTGAAATCAGTGATTCCTCTCTTTGCCTGAACATCTCTTAAGAATGGTTCAACAATATTTACAAAGTTAGTCCTTGTAATTTCATCATTGAATTCAAAGAGTTGATCCTTAGCAGCAGCAGAGATTGCATCTTCAAGGTAGATAAACAATCTACGGACATTGATACGATCAAATGCAGACGACTTACCAAATCCAGTCTTATCACCGAATAGAACAATTCCTGCTCCTGGTGAGAAGATAACTGGATTAATTCTATTTGTATAGAGTTTATCTCTTTGTACTTGATTTGGATTATATCCAAGTTTTATAGCATTTAATACTGCACCTCTTGCAGTTCCTGCAGGTGAGAACCAAGGGAAATTGTTAATATCATTTCTAGCACACATTCCAGCAAGATCTCCATTTAATGGAACATAACGGAATGTATTTGCAAATCTATCGTACATATACTTATATCCACTATCGAATACTGCATATGTTGATGATGTAACTGGTGCGTAGAATTCTACAACTCTTTCGGTAATTGTTGCTGCTGTTTGAACAACTGTTGAATCTCCAGTTCCATCTATAAATGAACCTTTATAAGGTGAAATAAATGCAACTGCATCTTTTCTCTGTTCTGCTACAGAGATTATTTTATTAGCAAGTGCTTGAGTTTCTTCTTTACCTCTTGATCCTGTTCCCATAAGTAGGAAATCAATATCATACTCTTCAACATTTTCAAATAATTGATATCCAGAAACAATACCAGATAACTCTGTAGTTAAAGCACCAGGAGTATCGATATTTTCATTACCATCATAGTTTTTACCGCCAGTTAAAGCATAACCTACATTACCTGCGGCACCAAATTTAACATCCTGTGTATTTTGATCCCAACCATTATCTCCTTCATTATCAAAACCTGTACCACTTATAGTACCGTTTTTATTAGTTTTAAATGCGGTAGTTACAATACCAGCAGGAGCACCACCACCAAAAATGTATGGAGAATTATTTTCTATAAACTTCCTCCAATAAGAAGAACTTCCAGCAGAAAATTCAGCATCTTTTGCTTTTGAAACATTTAAGTCTTTTTCAAGAATTGTTCCAGCATTTCCACTAACTGTTCCTTTTTCATCTATTACAACAACATGAACCTCATCAAATCTTGAGTTTCTTGCTGCAGCAAAAGAAGATGTTCCTGGACGTTCTGCAACTTGATTCCACTTAATATTGTCGCCGTTAGTTACTTCAATTTCTTGAGCATCAAACCAATCAGCATTTGTTGCAATTGTAGTAGTTCCTACACCAACAGAACTTCCACTATTAAAGAATTGAGTGTTTGCTGAATTACTAAATTTATAGACTCCACTTGCCTGATAATCAACAACGGTTTCAGTATTAGCTACACTTACATGAGATAGAATTTTAACACCAAGAGTATTAGCATCATTATCTGCTTCAGTAACAATACCTTTTAAGTATCCATCAAGAACTGATGTTGAACCTGCACCTGGAAGAATAGTTGAAATTGGTTGAGTTATTCCCATTCCAATCGCAGGACTAACAGCACCTCCATGAGTCAGTATTTGATCTGCTTTACCATCAATTATTGCAACTTTAAGTCCGTTTGCCCAAGATCCTGGATTTCTTGCTGCTACTACTGTACTTGTAATAGTAGATTCATCATATCCTTTATTGATATAATCATCTACACTATTAATTGTAACCGCAGGAGTTCCATTATCAGTAGCATTTTTTAATGAAGTGTCTGTTGCTCTTACAACACTAAGAACACCACCATATGCTAGATATGATGCTGCAACCATCCAACTTTCATAATGGCTATCTGTTGGTTTTGGATTTCCAAAATTGTCTATTAAATCCTGTTCACTTTCGCAAATTATTGGTATATTAACTGGTCCTTTCTCAGCAGTTAAGACAATAGCAGCATTCTTATCTGTCGCAGAGTCTACTCTACCGATGGTTAAATCTACTTCCTTAACTAAAATTCCAGGAGATGCTAAATTGATGGGCATCTTATTACTCTCCGAGTCTCAGAT